AAAGGTTTCTGGTACACGTAGTACAGATGAAGGATCTGATGTTCTAGAACGATCTTGATATAATTCATGCTCTTCGCACAAATATTTCAATCTCTCTGCTACTGGCACCCATTCAGTTTTGCTGATGGTCTCTTTAAGCCGCCAATAGACATGGATGCCCCGCCCAGAATTAACTAGAGTTGGCTTAGGTAGCTTTAGCTTTTTGCAAAACTCTTTTAGTGCGAGCAACGCCGAAGCCTGATCGGGATAGGGTTTTCCCTCTCCACAATCTAAGTCTATCCAGAATGCTTTTACGTACGTGGCGTTTGCAGTGGTGCGCCTAGTGGGTGTCTCATACTTAGCGCAAGCGTAATAAACCTCATAGCCTTCTTCAGTCAGGTACGCAAATTCAGCTTCGCACTCTTCTAAAGTCTGAAAAAATTTTTGGCGTGGTGGTTTATCTTTTTGGAGTCCGACCGTGCAGTACACTCCTTCTAGAGGTAGCACCGCCGACAGTAAGTCTGTAGTTGCCATAGCCGCCTTTGCACCGCAAAAAAGAAGGGCGTCAGGAGGGTGCGGCGTATCCCTCTTTTCGTTCCGTCGAACTAGACGCCCGGTAGACTAAACGCTATACCGTAGCTTTTCCAATGTAGCTTTTATTTTCTCTAAGTGTCTGTTCTGTGGAATAGCCTTGCCAGTAAACCACTTGTATATCGTCATCCTGCTTACTTTAAAAAAGTCTGAGACGTCATACACAGAGACATCATTAGAGATACAGTATCGCCCCAGCAGTACGCCGGGGTTGTCGATACTAGCTTCTTGGTTGGCCTTAACTATTTTGGCGCTGTACCCACGAGCGTCCATTAGTCATCCGTGGCCCATTGACCCATGATCGAGGCAAGATCGGGTTTAGGTGTAGGCTCTGAATTAGCTTTTTTAGACCTCTTGGTTGGCTCGGGCACAGAGGTTTCTGTTTGCTCTTGAGGCTCAGACTCCTCAGTTTTCTCGCTAACAGGTGCAGCTAATTTAGGTTTAGCCTTATCCGTATCATACGCAGTCATTACAACCGCCTGCTTAGCTTCCGTAGAACTGCCTTGTTGCTTTGCAATTTCCCATTGCTCACGGGTCAAGAACCCGACTGCACGGAACGTAAGCTTGGGCTGATCGCTATCCTCATCCATCTTCATTTCGGTAGCGATCATGTTTATGTTGTACCCCTGCGATGCTACGTACTTAGCGTACTGCTCAAACGGCATAGCATTTGTATTATCGCTTTTACCGAAGTACGACTTTGAAGGCAGCAGCAACTGATAAACACTGCCACCAACATCGTCGGCTAGAACAACTGCCAACCGTTTTTCAAACCTACACGCGCGACTATCTCCCTGTCCAGACCCTTTAATATTCATAGGGCAATCTTGGCAGTTAGAGTGTTGCGGCGTCTTTATGCTGGCATCAGGCTTTTCACCGTCATTAGACCAGCAGTCAGGTGGTGCAGCTTCCCCAGGAACATAAGCACCCGCATAAAACTTACGGGATACATACCGTGTGCCGTTTACAACAACAACATTCATAGCATCGGCATTGCTCTTGGTAATTTCTTCCCCATTCACAACCAGGCGAAAGCGCTTACCACGAATGGAAATTCTCTTTAGTCCAGTGTTTCCACCCAATGCTTTGGTCATGTCATCTAACTGTGCCTCTTTAGCATAGTCAGGGACGGCTTGTTGAAACAGACTAACTTCGTTTGCCATATGGCTCTCCTTTATTTACGACGGACGGTGATTGCGTATTCCCTATCAATGTTAAGACCCGCCGGTTTTAACTCAGGGTTTTCCTCTAAGAATTGCTTCATGTTTGTCTGATGTATACGCCGCTCTAACAATTCCATAGCCTCGTTCTCACGTATGAACTTGTGCATGGCTTCCCAATCGTTAGTCCAGAACTTCTGCTTTATAGTGCGGTATGCGGTGCCGTGTGCGGTACGTATGCTTTCGGCACCGGTCTCTTTACAGATATCAAGTATCTGTTGAGCCACTACTTGCATTTGTTCGTCGATATGGTTTATCTGCTGTTCCATATCGTGTCTGATGGCGTCTTTCTTATCGCGCATCTTGATGTATACAGCTACAAGCTGGTCTGCTGCTTCCATGTACTACTCCTTTCAAAGTCCGGGTCTGTGCCCGATAGATCAATTGTACCACTAAAATTGACTGTGTCAAGTACTAATTTCGTTCTGATACAAATCCACCAATTTTGTATGAAGGTCTAGCTTGTTCTGAAGCATGTTGTACAGGCGGTTCTCAACGGGGCTACCGGAGACGTGCACAACAGTCATGGGGTTCTTCTGCCCTTGTCTATGTATGCGTGCATTTGCTTGCAGGTATGTCTCTATTGAAGTTACGGGTGCGTACCATATCACAACATTTGCCGCTGTCAAAGTGACCCCATGTGATGCGGCTTGCGGCTGGATGATAAGCACCTTCGGGTCTTCGGCTTCTTGAAATCGTTTAAAAATTTCAGTGCGCTTCGTAACTGACACGTCGCCGTTAATTATTTCGGCAGTGATGCCATTCTTACTAAGATAGTTTTTTAGAAGTGTTATGGTGTGTGTAAACGGCACAAACACTAGCACCTTATGACTGGCTTCTTCTATGACTTCTTGTATGACACTTAGCCTATTAGAGACATCAAACTCTACCACGCTACCGTTGTCGGTATAGACTGCACCGCCTGATATCTGTAAAAGTTTGTTCAGGTTAGACGCTGCATTTATCGTGCTTACCTCTTCCCCTGCAGCTACAAGCAACATCTCTTTCTTTAGTATCTTGTAGTATTTTTCTTGCTGTGCTGTCAACGGTGCTATTCGATAGGTGTGTGTGATTTCTGGCAAGTCAATGCACTGTTCTTTTGTAAACCGAATGGCTGGCTGTAGCGTATCAAAAACTACTTTTTGCGCGTTTGGTTTGGGTATCCATTTAAACCTAGATATGTTCTGCATCACCATGTCACGAAACACACCAAAGAACTTAGGCCCGTTTTCTGGAACACACATCTTTGCTAAGCCAAAAGCATCGGTTGGGTTCTGCGCCGCAGGAGTACCAGTCATCATCCATAGCCACACATCCGGGCCGACTATTTTAGCCATAGCTTTCCAGCGTTTAGTCGTTACGTTTTTGTATGCATTAGCTTCGTCAATGATCACAAGATCAAATTTGCCGTTAGCCTTTATGTCATCTATCACAACTTCAACACCGTCATAGTTTATAACTACGAACTCGGCACTGTTTTTTATGATTTCTTTTCGTTTATTTCTAACACCATGCGCGATACCAACTGATCTGTGTAATGCGCACTTGAATAAATCTGACTGCCAAGAAGCTTGCATGATTGATAGAGGGCACACTATCAAAACGCGCCGTATGACCCCTATATTCATGAGGTAGTCTGCTGCCCATATTGCTGCCGCTGTCTTGCCTGTGCCCTGCTCGTTAAAACAAAAACTTCTTTTGTGCAGTGTAAAAAAAGATGCAGTGTCTTTTTGATGTTGCATCGGTGGGTACGCACCAGGCCAAGCATAGTCACGCACTATCGTAGACGGTACGTTTTTAATTTGTAGCTTACGCAATGTCTGGGCGGTGTCTAAATCCCAGTGCACTGCTATTTCGCTAACCTCTCCTTGCTTTACAACCCTACTCTTTTTTATGCTCTGCAAAATTCTATCTGGATATCTAGTTCGTATGAGCAAAGCTTTGTTATCAATAATTTCCATTATGTGTTTTTCTTAACAGAGCTATCTGAGTTTCGTTTAAAAGACCGGTTGTTACTTGCACTTACAATACGAATATTAGATTTGGAGTTTGTACCACCTTTGGATATGGGGCGCTTATGGTCAATATCCTTACCTTCTCTTGCGTCGGCTTTGCCGTTATTGTTTTTATCAGCGCCTTTTTTGTCCATGTAGTATCTAGCGCGTTCTCTGGTAGCACGAGACTTTTTTTCATCACGTGCTTGTTGTTGTTCCCATTCTTTTTTGTAGGGGCGTGGTTTGTTGACGTAGGGCATGATTGGCTCCTATGAAAGAAACTTTAATTTTACGTCAGTCCTTGATTTTGTAAAGAACCACGTTGCCTTGGCGTATCTTGTCCACTACTTGCCTCTTAACGAACTCGGTCAAGGCTCTGGACACGGCGTTTTCAGATGCTATGAAGTACTTGGATAGCTGCTTAACCGTGACCGGTCTCTTATGTTCTACTAGGTAGTCCCATACTTTGTCCTCAATTTTTCGCACTCTCGCACTCCTCTATGAGTTTATTCAGATACCACTGCGCCTTCTTGAGATCTTCTAGGGCATCACCTTTGTATCCTGTGCGGCTTAGATACTTGATAGCGGTTAGCCGCAGGTGCCCCTTAAACTCTTCCGGTGTGGACTTGGCTTTCATGTAGTCAATCGTCTCGATGCCACCAACTTTGTAGTGTGGTGGGTGGTTGACCGAATCTGAGATCAAATGGAATGGCGCGGTGGGATATTTAGTCATTGTCATCGTCTTCTTTTTCCTCTTGTTCGTTGTTTGGCTCTTCCATAAAGTTACCCCTGAAGCGGTTTCGTACATATAGTTTGTGATTGAACTTAAACATTCGCTTGCGGCGACCGATAATATCTATGTTACGTCTTACGGTATCAAACGGCCTGCTAGTATTTAAGTCTGTCATCTGGGACATGAGGCGTCTTTTAAACTCTGAAGGGTCCATATCCAAGGCAGCATAGTAACCGTCGCCATCAAAAAATAAGAATCTGTATGCTGTAAAAGCGTGATGGCTCATCACAACAACTTTCTTACCCCCACGTACTGCTATCTTAATCGGCGGTAAGCAAGCGTCATCTATGGCTAAAGCTATGACTGCACTGAGAAGTTTTTCTTCTGGTCTAGCGTTGGCTTTTATTTCCATGACTTATCTTACAGGTTGTTTGTTAGCCCACATGTTTACACATGTCTGCTCTAAGTCCATAGAGGGCGGGTTTGTTTTTAATGCATCTTTCAGGCCCATGTTGTACGCCTCGATCACGGTTTTGGGCAGTATCTCCATCGGTGGTTCGTTGACTCGCATCTTGCTGATGCCGATTGCGATAAGGGTGGTAAGCACCACACCAACTAGGACGCCTAAGCCCCATTGTTTGTTGCTTTCGTTCATTACATTCTCCTTTCGAAATGGGCAGTCGCGCCCTTGTTCACAATCTCCTTGGCAGAAGATCATGTGTTCTTCTCCTTTAGTTTGGCTTCTAGCGCAGCAATCATGTCTATAACATAAGGACGGTTTGCCAGTGAGATTTCTCTGGCCTCCTCCTTAGTTAACCCAACCCATTCACGCTTTGGTGGTGTGGCGTAGAGTGGAACACAATACTTACACGCCTCACACTCTTCCTTGTCGGTTTCAAACGCAATGATTTCATTACCCTCTATATGCGCCCACGCTACAGGCTCTTGTTCTTGCCACGCTTCTTCCTGGTACTTGTTCCATGTCGCTTCAACGTATGCTGTCATCTCTTCAGGTGTTATTGGTTTAGCCACCGTTCTTCTCCTTTAGTTTGACCTCGATGCGTCTGACTATTTCTTTGGGTGTAACAAGGCGGTTCCAATCAATGTCATGGGCATCGCCCCAAATCTCTGCGCCCTCTTCCTCAGTCAGCCCAACCCATTTCTTTCGGTCACAGATAAGACAACCTTCAGGTGGTGCTATTGCTTTCCATCCGCATCTATCGCAATACTCCAACGATATTTGCTCTTCGATTGCTAGTGCTTGGCGTATTGTTTTAACCGCGTCTGCAACCTCGTCTGCTCTTGTGTTTGGGTCTAACAAAACACCTAACGCCATCTCTGCTGCTTTGCGTAGTTCAGTCATGCGTTCTTCTCCTATTTGGACATTGCTTTCATAACTTTATCTAGCATTCCTGAAGCTTCCAGCGTAGCAAGGCGTTCAAGACTATTAACAAGTGATTCAGCATGTTTAGCGGTCTCGGCAAAATTAGTGTTGTTAGCAACCTTGTTAAATTTTTCTATCGCAGAGTTAAGTTTCTCCGCCCCGTCCCGCATCTTTCCGCTGAGTTCGTTCAGTTGTTTTGTCGTTACTCTAGCCTGATTGACCATAGCGTTTGTGTTGTTTAACAATACTTCCGTCATTTCTGTTGCTTCTTGTGCTGTCGATTTAAGTGTGGTCATGTATTCCCCTAATGGTTCGTTTGCTTGCAGAAAAATGTTTGTGTTAGTGGCTAGGAGCTTTACGTTATCTATCGAATGCCAACCACCTGCTGCGGTTGTTGAGCCTTGTTGTTTGAGTTGACGTAATGCTCCAGCAGTCAGGCCCTTTAGATGTGCTGGATAAATGACTGCCATGTTTATCCCCTTTCTCTTATTCTCACCCCACAAACTTCAGCCGCCATATACCCAATTAGGTTTTGTTCAGTATTCAATGTCGTGTTTGTTTTGTAGTACTGCATAATTCCATCACACACCTTCGCACACGCCTCTCGCTCCCTGTCTACCGCCCAGTTCACAAGCTTAAAAATAAACTCATCGGAATCCAAGCCCTGCGGGAGTGCCGCGACCATTTCCCCAATCTGTTCCTTGGTCATTTCTCACCCCTTGCTCGCTTTTTCCTTCCTTCAATAAATTCTTCGACACATCCTAAAGCGTAGTCGTATCCCTCAGAGAACAATTTATTGCGATCACTTTCCATACCCATAATCTCATTAATCAACATCAACACTTCTTCACGTTCATCCTGCCTAACCAACTCCGCAAACTTCTCAACATCAAGCCCATCGGCAAGGTTCATGCACTCGTTGTACATCTTTATGTGCGTCATCTTTGCTTGCATGTACTCTTTGATTCTTTTCTCGTCTTCAAGGTCTCTCATAGCAACGCCCTTTCATGTTCAGGTTTAGCTGCACGATGTTTTTTTACGTTTTTACGCGGCACCGTGACGTATCGAGGGAAAGGCCAATCTTCTTGTGGTACGCGCACCGTTACTAGCTCGCCTACTTGGGATACCACGCCAATATTGCCGGTGCTTTTCACCTCTACCCAGTCGTCAATTTTTACCATTGTGTTCGCAGTCAAGTACGGCACAGAATTTACGACATGTGAAGTTTGGTTTTGGGTTCCACATGTCAGTCTCGTATGCTTTTTCTAACCGTGTAATCTCGGGTAGCCATTTTTGCCATGACCTATCTTGGTTGTTAGCTTCGTATTCCGCGCCCACTAAATCTGCGGCAACAAGAAACAGTAAGCCGCCTTTCACAGATGTGACCTGTGGGAAATGTTTAAAGACAAGCATAGACAGCAACTCTAACTGCTTAACATCTGCGTACTCACTACTACGCCCTGTTTTGTAATCAACAATCCGCGCCTTGTCTCCGTTTACAACCAGTAGGTCTGCTATTCCACGAAACCACACGTTTGGGTCTGAAAACTTACAGGGCTGAAACTCCTTAGTTAGCCCCATTTCGTACTCGCAATACTTATCTCCTGGCAACTCTTTTAGCCGGTCGAGATGCGCCTTAAACTGCTGGTAGGGGGCGGGAAGGTCAATACCCGCGCACACATATTCCTCTGCGGCTTTATGCACTTCTGTGCCATACAACAGGTGCTTCTGTGGCGGCTCGACAATATCCTTGACCACGCGCAGTCTGTAGTACTTTTGTGGGCATTGTTGGAACAACGATATGCTGCTGTACGACCAAGTGTAGTTACTCATAATTTTTTAGCGCCGCACGCATCAGCCTTAATTCCGCAATAGCCGCATCAACTAAAGCAGCCGCTTCTTTGTATTTCCAGTCAACAGCCAGCAAGTGTGCTTCTTTCAGTAGTCGATCTGCTTCTAATTTATGTGGCGCAAAATCAACCAGTATATTTGCTTGTGGTTCCATAGCTTTCTCCGTATTCAATTTCACAATTAAGAGGTAATGTTTTACACCAATCGGGTCTCCAGCGCATCAGGGTTTGTACTAGTTTTAGTGCTTCTTCTTGCTGATCTTTAGGTACTACAACAACTACAGAGTCGTGCACCGTCAGAGCAACTTTGTACTTTGTTGCAACACGCAACATCTGCTCACCAATGGCGCAACGCGCTATAGCCTGTGTAAAATTTTCAACGGCCTTCCCCCCGTAGATTTTTATCCTATCCCTGCGGCTGGAATAGGTGTATTGATTGTCGCTATCAACTTGCAGATCAGGATAGGAAATAAGTAACCCACTCGGCAGTAAGAAGCCGCCCTCAACTACAGATAGTGCTTGCGGTTGTGTGCCTATTGTTGTGGTTGAACCCTGTGCAATTGCTTTTATGGCGTTCTGCGCTTCTTTCCAAAGGTTAGCTATTCGCTGGTACTTGCTTCGATAAACACTTATGATGCGGCCACACTCTGTTGCTGGCAGATCGACTTTAAACACCCGTAACTGCGACCTAAACTTCTCAGCACCCATGCCGTACCCCGCACCAAGAATTGTTGTCTTTCCAACAAATCGTTCGTTGTCGGTTATTTCTTCTACGGGTTTGTTGTAAATGGCAGACGCCATAATCTTGTAGACATCTTCGCCTTTGTCAAAAGCATCGACTAAGTCTGTCTCTCCTGCTAACCAAGCTACCGTCCGTGCTTCTATCTGTGAAGAGTCGGCATTGATAATGATGTGGCCCTCTGGCGGCTCTATGGCTTTCTTTAACAACGACTTCCTTGGAATATTTTGTAGGTTTAGCTTATCGTCTCCGCCCCATCTACCTGTATGCGCGGCGTAGTAGCGTAACGGTACGGGCATAACCCCGCGTTTGGCTATGCCGATAAATCGTTCTGTGCGTGTTTCTTCCAGGGTACTCTTTGTGCCTAGCCGTGCGGCAACTAACGCTTGCACCATCTCATTTGGGTGGTTTGTCAGTTCTTTAAAGGCGTCGTCGTTCTTAGATAGCGCCCATGTCTCTTTACCTGTTGTCGGACTAATTTTTCTAGGTGGTTCTACACCAATACTTTCCAATAGCGCGGCAAACTTCGGGTTCGACATTAGGGTGTCTCTGTCGGTTTCAACAGCCGCCATAAGTTTAGCCTTACGGTCTTTTACTTCTTCTAAATGCTGCTCAAGAAGTGGCAAGTTCAACTCAAGCACAGGCTCAGTGAACATACGTAGCGTTAGGTCTATCAGCTTAAACTCTTTCTTGCTAAACCTTGGCCCCATCTCCATAAACAGTTTGTAGGTGAGATCAACGTCGTTCTTGCAGTACTCTGCGTATCGTTGAAGTTCTTCGGAGCTAAAGTCTCTCCTGCGTTTGCCAAGAGCGTTTAAAACTTCTTGGCCTTTTACTCCCACGTTATAGCGTGCAGCAAGTTTTGCCAAAGAGTTACCAACCTCAATGCCATCAGTAGCACGCGCCATGCACAGAGTGTCTAGCCATGCCATTGGCTTAATGCCAAAACGCCACGACAGTATTGCACCGTCAAACATTGTGTTGTGCGCTAGAACAAAAGATTCGCCCCACTTAAATTGATCTAACCAAAACTTAATCTGTTCTTTAGTACCAGACACCCACTCAGGTTCTTTGTCGCCTACCTTAACTGAAACGCCTATTACTTCAAAGTTGTCATGGCGTATGTACTCTTCCGTTGTCATCTTGGTGAGGCTGTACTCTTTGTCGTAGTAAGTCTCAAAGTCTATCGTTAGTATCATGGCGTCTGTATTTTCATCATTGCTTTTTTAACTATGTCTTTTTCTATTTCATCACGAGTTGGCTGTGTAATTATCGCCACGATCCTATGAAGTGTTGATTCTCGCTGTATCTTTTTCCATTTTATGTAGATAAGAAATCGCTCTATAAAATTTAAATTACGCACCCCTCTGTTCAAGATGTTCTCCCACTTTGATAGATCTGTAGTAAATTCATCTGGAAATGCATCCATGCGCTCTATCAAAAGTTTTACGCGGTCATCAACTAACTTCATGCTTTCGCTCCTTCTTTGTGTGGTCACTGGTCAGAATTTCTTCTAATGGCCCAACATTTTCGCCGTATATGACATAACAGACCCCGCCTGCCAATTCAATGCGATCTAACTCTCTACGCTGTAGTGCAGTCAGACGACCGCCTTGTGCCTTGCACTCAATAGCTAAAAACTTGCCGTTGGCACAGCAGATGATGTCGGGGATTCCACTTCGTCCGTAGCCGCCTGTTGCTGGCATGAAGTGGTAGATGCTATGCTTGTCGAGCAAAGCCTTAACCTTGGCTTTGACCTTAGCTTCTGGTGTGGATGCCATGTACGCCTCTCATCAATTGTGGACAGAGTATACAATGGCTTTCGGGGGATTGCAAGAGGTTTTTCTCTTGGCAATAAAAAAGCCCGAACATTTCCGCGCGGTGCGGTTTTGTTCAGGCTTGGGGGGATAGGTGCGGGGTTAGCAGATTAACCTGCCCCGCGCAGGGTGGGAGCGTCCTATCGCATCTGCAATACGATTACTGCTACATAGTCACGGTATCACCGTCAGTGATTACAAAAAGTTCTGAATCATCAGCCGTAAGCTTCACGCCAACATGATCAAGCGGCTCATACTTGGGCATCATCTTCAGCATGGTTACCTTCTCTTGCATAAACGTCGGCATATCGTATGTGGTCTCGTACCGAACGTAACTCATCTCGTCTCGGCATTTCGCACTAGCGTATGCACCGTCTACCAAGACACCCACAATATACAACGAACCGGCTCGGTGTCTGTCGATTAGGTCAGACGTAGAAAGGTACTGT